GGATGCTGATACTCGGCCATGCGTCCAAGTGGTACATAATAGGCGTCCATCCCCATCCTCCATACCGCTGGTAGCGGCTGCCGGTCCTTCCGGCTGTTATAGGGCGCTGGATGTTTCGCCGCAAGTCGAGTCTGCCAAAGTCCACGGCTGTACAAGAGTTGCGCCGGTGTCATGGATGCGAAGAAACCAATCTCCGAAGAGTGGGACGTAACCGATCTTTGCTTTCTCGCGCCGCACTATCTTCTGCAGGTAGGACACTTGTTGAAGTAACTGCTTGCGAGTCATTACACTGGTTGCCATATTTAACGCTCCCTCTGTCTGGTAGACAGCACTGAAAACACTCTGCGCCCTTAGCAAGCGTGGTGTCAAGCGTTATTTTAACTATTTTTAGTTGGCGTTATTTGCGGTTACTGTTCGCGAGCTATTTACCCCCGTTTTGCCCTTCACGGGCTTCGCTGGCCTAAAACAAGGCTCTAGGATGCCCTGCTACCGTATCACCGATACCCTAGCGACGCCTTACAGGGCGATTGTGGCCCTAGTTTTAGGCTCTATATAGGTGATTCCATTGATTGTAACCAAAGCTCCCACATCTGCCTTGTCTGGATTAATGATTGAATAGCAAAGTTTCCCGGTCGGCTTATATATGGCTGCCGTCCTTACTTCAACTCGGACCGCCACGCCGTCGCGGAGAGCTATTAAATCACACGATGCGCACTGAGAAACACTACGGAATACCTCGTAGCCTTTGTTTATAAGATCAGCAGATACTGTGAGTTCCCCTACCGCTCCACGCATCCCTGTACTCATCAAAGTTGAGAACTGTCCAGGCTTGACCGCTACATCTTTGCGGCACCTAGGAGAACAATACTTTTGATCTTTAAGCCAGGTTCTCATAATCTGACCGCAGTTCTGACACGGAATAGACAACATCAAATTACGGTCCTTTGGTGTGAAGTGCCCATCTAGGTGTCTCATGTCTCTATTATATGCCTCGACGTTGCCCTGTGACGCGTCGCTGGAAAGTCGGGCAGGCTAGGACACGGCGGATTTGCCGGAGAGTGCAAGGCTACTCATTCAGCCTGTGCAGGTATACTCGTTTCATGATTGAATGGCGTCGGTGTTGGGTGTGTGAGTTGTGCGGGTTCGCGTGGATTAAATCGAGCGAGACACCACCCGCTCAATGTGTCTCTGGTCGGTGCCGGTCCCGCAAGTGGAACGCCTCCGGCAAACAAGGCACCGACCCTGTGGAGATGAAGACGGGCGCCGCGACAACTCCGCCTTCTAAGATCGCCCCGGCGCTGGTCGAGGTCATGCCGCCTGCTGCACCGGTCCCAACCTTGCCGGTCGTTCCAGCCTCCCAGCTTCCGGTGCCGGTCCCCCGTTCTCGACAGCCGCGCACTGTTCGTCGCCAGGTCTCACCCGTTCGTCCCGACCAATCGAAGACTGTGGCGCCCAGGTCTGACGAGATGCCGGCCAAGTTCATCCAGCTCGCCGCGATGCTCGAACACCCGCACAAGGTGGGCGAGCAGTGCGCGCATGGTTGGGCGTCATGGTTCCAGTGCCCGACGTGTAACCCCAGGCGCTAATGTTCCCGGCTTTGTTCCCAAACCTCTCGCCGATGCTGGACTATGCCGCGCTCCCTTGTGTATGGCCTCAACACACAAGATAGTGGACACGCCGGTAACCTATTCATTGTGTACAGTTTACGATGCCGCGCCGCGCCCTGTTCTCGATGCTGAACGCCGCCGCCGCCGCGGAGCCCTACCCCGGCCAGCCGCCGCCGGTTCCGCCGCTCGCCGGCCCCATCCACCGCGATCGCCGCGCAAGGGGTGGCCCTCACCTCACGCGACCGCGACCGCGACCAATCCTTCACATAAAATTTCCCCAATTTCCAATTTCCGCCTCTCTGCAAAAGTGAATAAATCCACATAATCCACATTTCTACAAATTAGTAGAAGAAAACGGTTGACTTGTGACGTTGGAACGTGGGATAGTCTGAATTGGGGTTGTGAAATTGGAACAATGGAAGAAGTAGGAGGGTGGGGATGACGAGTGTAGAGATTGAAGTGGCAATTGCAGACTTTGACAAGAGTTGGGCGTGGAAGGATTCTGAACTGTTTCATTCGCAACTCAACGCTCAAAGGTCATCCTACCGGGCTTCTCTGGAAGTGGCCTACCAGTTGGCACTTCTCAACGAGCCGATCGGCGGGGTACTCAACAACCGGGTTCCGCAGATCAGAGTGATGTGCGAGCCGGGCGAATGGCCGCTGCAGGTGCAGGTACAGGAGCGAAGGTAGGCGAGGGTATGAGTTATCCAATTCAGGTGGCGATGCGGGAAGGGTACGTTGAGTGGATGTACCCCGAGATATATGGCAAAGACATCGACGGCACACCGTTGCCGCGAAGTGTCTTGAAGATCGGCCTTATGCACACACGGGCCGCGAACGACATTGAGATTGAGTATGACTCAGACCGGGATGGCTACGTGATCTACCAGATGGTCACTGTCGGCTGGAAGGAAGTCGAGGGTTTAGAGGGAAGAAATTGCTACGAGCCAATCGAGAAACGGAAAGAGAAAGCATTCATCCCGGCATGGGATGAGGAAGAAGTGAGCGAACCAGCATGAAGTACACCACCGACATGGAAAAAACTCTAACTTATCTTTCGGTTTGTTCTGGATTCGGCGGCGCGGAGTTGGCGTTTGCCGGGTTGGGTTGGAAGTGTGCGGCTGTGGCGGAGATTGACCCTGCGGCAAGCGCGGTGTTGAAGCATCGCTGGCCTGGGGTTTCGAACCTTGGGGATTTTACAAAGATCGGAGTTGAAGATGTCGGACCAATCGACCTTCTGGTCGGAGGAACACCTTGCCAATCTTTCTCAGTCGCCGGGAAGCGGACTGGTATAGATGACCCGCGTGGGAATTTAACGCTTGAGTTCCTGCGTTTGGCACAGAGGTTAGAGCCGGAATGGATCTTATGGGAAAATGTGCCGGGATTTCTGAGTAGTGATGGCGGAGATACGGCAAGGATGCTTCTTGATCTACTAGAGGAACTCGGCTATGTCATCGATATTGACATTATCGACGCACAATATTGCGGAGTCCCACAGCGGCGGCGTAGAATATTTATATGCGCACAAAAAGTATCCTCTTTACTCCAATCGAAGACGATTTCATCCGGGCTAACCGTAGCTCAATGTCTAATCGAGAACTTGCATCTAGGCTTGGCCGTCCTGTCCGAGCGATTGATTCCAGAGCAAGAAAACTTGGAATCAAAAAATGGGCTATCCGACCTTTCACTCCAGAGGAGGATGCGGCTATTCGGAATGGATTTGGAGGGTCAAGCGTCAATATTGCTCGACAACTTGGTCGTGCTCCAGCGGTCATCCGGCAACATGCAGTTAGGCTTGGACTCGGAAAATGGAAACGCCCACTCAAAGACTACGCTGGATACCGAGTCTCGAAAATTGAACAACGAGACGGGGTGTACCGGAGGATACCAGAACATCGACACATTATCGAAGAGTACATTGGCAGACAGCTTACGAGCATTGAACGAGTGCATCACATCGACGGCAGAAAGAGACATAACGCTATCGACAATCTATTCCTTTGCGCAAACGACTCTGCTCATCACAAAGCTCATCACTCCATCACTAAATTGCTGTCCCCCTTACTGGAGCGCGGCATCATCCGCTTTGACCGCACTGGAGGCGTTTACAGATTATGCGAGATCAACAAGTAGCAACCTTTTTGGAGACGTGGAGCGGTTTCAGGCGTGGGGTGATTTCATCCGAGAAGCCGAACATCAAGACATCTCTATCCGACATTCTGGAAACTGGCAAGGTGCCGGCCAGGTACTTTCTTTCCCCGAAGGCCTGCAAGGGGATCCTCCGCCGCGCCGAGAAGCGGGGAAAGGCGTTACCCATGACTTTGCTCCGAGCCTTACAGGAAGTGGCCGGGGCGTCGAACGGGGGGGGGATAGCAGAGGGCAAGACCCCGTTGTAGCTGTAGAATCCCCTGGACCATACTGGGACGGATCTGATATAGCCGACACTTTAGATGCCTCCAATGCCTCCAAGCAACAAGCAATGCCGGAGAAGCGTCGGTTTCAGGCGGTGATCGAGGCTGCGCATACAACGGGGGCCGGGTTCTGGAAGGAAGGATGCGGTACACTTCGCGGGAGGGAGCAGGACTCGCATGAGAACCTCGTCACTCACTCCCTGCGCGGGGAAGGCTTCGATGCCTCAGAGGAATGTTGCATAGATGGGTGCCAATGCAAACCTCACGCTAAGGGTATGTGCGCTTCCCACTACCACCGATTCAAGCGGCATGGCGATCCACTTCTCGGCCGTGTCAACGAAGGTGAACCTTTGGGATTTCTGGAGTCGTACATTTCTCACGCCACTGACGAATGTGTGCTGTGGCCTTATGCCCAGTTCGCCAGTGGTTACGGATCGGTGGAGTTTGAAGGTCGCACGACCCGAGTCCATCGGTTGATGTGCGAATTGGCGCATGGAGAACCACCTGCTGAAAATTTGGATGCGTGCCATTCCTGCGGCGTGCGGCTCTGCATAAATCCCCAGCATCTTCGCTGGGGTACGCGAGAGGAGAATATGGCAGATGCTATCGCCCATGACACCACGACCAGGGGTGAGCGCCACGCAAGTCATAAACTCAAAGAGGGCGATGTTCTGGATATACTGAATCGTCTCAAACTAGGCGAAACCCACGAATCCATTTCGCAAATTTACGGCGTGGGACGCAACACGATTACAGATATTGCCAAGGGTAAAAACTGGGCGTGGCTAAGTCGTCAATCCCGCCCGATGGGAGAGCTAGGTGTCACCCATAGTCTGTGTGGCGAGGGGTTTGATAGTTCAGAGGACGGCACCGGGCGCGGAACGCCGCTTGTCCCTGTTGTAACGGGCACGATGAAAGCGTGTGCGCATAGCGGTGGATTCTCAAATTCGATTGACCATGCGGCGGCCGGGTACATCATTCCAATACTCACATCGAACGGTGACGGGCACACAGGCTTTCGGGATGAGCACGGGCTGGTTGCTTTCCAATCCTCACAGAGCGGAATCCGTGAGTGTGAAACTCACGCAACCCTTGATTCAAACAACGGGAGCCGTAGACACAACGGCGTGATTCAGGGAATGGAAGTTCGCCGCCTCACCCCGCGTGAGTGTGAAAAATTACAGGGCGCTCCTCCAGGCCACACTCAGGTCCCATTTCGCGGCAAGCCAATGGCTGACGGACCGCGATATAAGTTATGCGGGAACGGTTTTGCAGTGCCGGTTGTCGCCTGGATAGGCGAGCGCATTCAGAAAGTTGAGGAGTCACGATGAGAATTTCCCGCGACTGCTGGCAGTGCGAGTACCCTGATTGCGGTCACGTTTGGCTGGCGGCGGGGGATGAAGCCCCCAACCAGTGCGCGAAATGTAAACGGCGGAAATGGAATACGCCGGGGTCCGTGGAGCCGGTCGGCATCGAACCGCTTTTGCCCGTGGTTAAGGATTCGGGCGACGCGGCCAGGTTGATCGAAGCGTTCAGGAAAAAGAGGGAGGGTTTATGACGTTCATCATCAAGCAAATCGACACCACAAAGCGTTTCGAGACGCTGCGACGATTTTCGGCTACCAATTTCGTCTCGTTCTTCTTCCGTTGCCCTTTGTGCGGGGAGAGCATGCGGCCGCAAAACGCGCGGTGCATAACCTGCGGAAATTGCGGATATGAAGGCAACACGGAGAATTTCTCGGGCGTGGAAAGGCGGGCTGCGTGAGGCCCAACAAAAAAATACCGCTTTGCGGCGTAGACGAAGAATCTCTCGGCATCCTGCGCTACACGCTCACGCAATATCCCTATTCAGTGAAAGTCGCATACTCATCACAGGAAGCACTCGGCTGGATTCGCGGCGAGCAATTCGATCTGCTTTTGTGCGACTACTCTCTACCGCAGCTCGACCAGTTACTCGCCAGGGCGAAGTTGATCGACGAGAGTATGCGCTCCATAATCATGAACGCGCGGCGGCAAGACACGATGATTGCCGATACCTTTCTTATTCAATTCACGATTGCCGAACTTTTGAGGCATATCAGAGTTTCTGTTATGCGAAAACGTGGACCGAGAAATGGATTCAAGAAACCGCCGCAGGCTGAGTGGTTTACTTTGCCGGTGGAAAAGAAAGCGTAGGAGACGTTGATGTTATGACGGTCAAAATTCAATCCGTGGTAGACCGCATGCGCTGCTTTTTTTGGGGAACTGGCATGAAATCTGCCAGTAGACAGACGGTCATGAAATGGGCGCAGGAGATAGAAGATGTCCTCAAGGAGACAGAAAGCCAAGGAAGCGCTAAAAATAAGAGGAGCAAAACATGGCGCAACGATGCTACTGGTGCGGGGTACAGTTAACCCGCAAACTCTTCGACGTTTGGTGGAGGCACACGCGGGACCATGTTATTTCGCAGGCTTATGGAGGCAAAGAAACAACCGGCGCCGGGAAGTCGAACATCGTTGATTCGTGCCTGGGCTGTAATCAGATGCGCGGCAGGGAGATGGCTAATGATTGGAAGCAGTATGGAAAATGGAACCAGATTTGCCGCAACAAATGGCAGTTGACCTACCCGGAGAGGGAACGCGATCGGCTGCACAGAAAATGGAAAGGGTATGCCGGGCTCCGCGCACATCACGAAGCTAGAACAGGAAGGGTGAGAAATTCATGAGTGAAGCCGAAGAAATAACAGGCAACATCCGCGAGATACTCGAGCACCTCATCAACCAGCGGGTGATCGACATTACCCAGAACGACGAGGAAGACCGCCTCGCCGGCCGTGACGGTTTCGTGGAATTCATGTTCGAGAATGGCTACACGTTCAAGATATTCTGCGCAGACCCTAAAGCGTATAAAAGCGGCTTCCCGTTCTGCTACACAACGCCAGATGAAAATGACGGGCTCTACCATCCATCGGCGGAGGATGCGGCGAAAGGCAAATGGGCGGTGGTCGAACAACACTCAGCAGATGGAACCATCGACCACATCATTCCCTGCCGCGGCAAGTTGCATGAGTTCGACAAGGATTGCTTTTGCAAACCCAAAAAGGGTTTCAGGGACGACGGCAGTTACTTTTTCACACATGAGGAGGTAGCGGAAGATGGACACACTCCAAGCTGAATTATGTTTCGATGCGCCCGAGCCCAGCGCGAAGACGCTTTGCGGAATAGTGCTCGCGTATCTGCGCGATGGAAAGTGGGTGATGCCGTGGGAACTGTGCGCGGCAATCCTTCACGACCACAAGATCATGGTGAGCGATAGTAGTTTGACTGCGCGTATACGCCAACTAAGGAACGCGGATTACGGCGGCCACATCATTGAAAAGAGAATCCGCGAAGGGTCGCGCGGCTACGAATACAGGATGGTGAGTTGATGCCCAAATACGGCAACCATCTAACCGCCGCCAGTGATGGGCGAAAGTTAATGCCCTATGTCCATAAAATCCATGTGGAGGAAGTATGACCAAGACAAGAAAAACCGCAATCCTGAAGGCTTACGCAAGACGGCGCACACTTTTTATGCAAACAACTATCACGGATGAGATGCGCCAGCAGTACCCACACCTGGCTCACTGCCGCGCTATCTACTCGAATAGCCGCATGGAGGTCCAATTGTTTGCTTGTGAGTCGCCGATCGGCGGCGTCATGCAGACGACGTTAATTAGGCATGGAGATATTGAGAAGTTGAGTTGGCAGGAGATCCAAGATTCCCTGCACGAGATATTCGGGCCTGACGCTGTTGCTGTCGAAGTCTACCCAGCCATCGTGAACGAGTGGCAAACGAAGACCGGACTTCGTGTTTTGTGGGTTCTGCCGGGAACCTGGGAGTTGCCGTTTGGGTTACACCTGCCTAACGCCTGGGGCAAGCCGAATGCCTAGCGCCGCCTACACCTCCGACGAACTCCTCCAAATGCTTCGGGACCGGCAAGGGGGGCTCACGCAGTTGCAGTACGCGGAAGAGATCGGTATTAGTTTTCAAATGCTCAGTCAAGTCTATAAAGGTGAGCGAAGTGTTGGCTGTGAGCGGATACTCGCCTACCTTGCGCCGAAAGGGAAACGGTTCGTCGAAGAGAAGGTTTGGCATTTAATCAACAAGTGATTAGTGCTGCACCACCCACATGATCGCGTGTTGAAGCACACCTTGCAGGGCGTACTTTTCAATGTTCGCACAGAGGTCAATATCCCCATTTTTATAGACCCGCACCACCGCGACTCCGGTTAAGTCGTCCACGCGGTCAAGGGCGCGCATGATCACATCTGACGAGGATGGGCGTTCACCGTTGCCGCTGGAAAGATCGTTCAATGTCGGACGCACCTCGCCATCGTCCGAGGCCGGCGCCGCTATCTTCTCCCGCACCATCATCTCCGCCGGTGGCCCTGGCTGCGCATGGCTTGACTGGACTGCCCCTTGCTGACCTTGTGGAGCTGCTCTGGGTGCTATTTGACCAAACCTTTGAATTAATATCGTCCCGTCGGCGAAATGGTCGTCTTGATGCACAGGAACACCGTACAGCGACTCCAGCATAGGCACTTCGCCGTGATGTTTGAGCCGGTGCCAGGCTTTGCCGAGGGCTGATAAATTCTTCCAGCGATCCGCTGCTAGATCCTCTGCGATTAACCGCATGGTCGCGCCATTCATCACAAACAAAATTGGAGTTTGGCCGCGTGCGGCGAATTGCTCAATCATTGCGCGGATGCCTGTAAAAAGTTCAGGGTGTGGCATGGTGCCTCCTGTGTGAAGTCTAATACGCTCTGTGGGTTCTATGTGAACAAAGAAGCGCTTCTCTTACTAGCATATTCCAGATTCGCCACAGCTTGATTGAAATAGGACCGTTTTAATTCGCTTCCGAGGAAACTGCGCTCCATCTCCAATGCCACTACTCCACTTGAGCCGATGCCTGCGAATGGGTCATAAATAGTATCGCCGGGATTGCTCCACAGATTGATTCCGCGCCGGATTACTTCAAGCTGCAACGGGCAGATGTGCCGCTCGTCGTCATGCTCTCGCGCAGACTCGCGCTGCAAGGTATCCGAAGGGTTAATATCCATCCAGATAGGCGATGCGATATTCTGCCAGAGCTTGACTGGGAACGTCTCGTTTGTATGCGCCACGCGCTCAGGGTTCTCTCCGGGCTTCCGCATAGTCACAAGGTAATCAGGAACACCCTGCCGACTCATGCATGAATCTTTCTTGATTTGCTTATGCAGTAGGCCGAGCGCCTTTGTGCGCTGCATGGATATAACTGGGTCTTTCCATATACAGACCTCAGAGTGGTAAATGAACCCCACATCCTCGTATGCTTTGATAATCTCGCCACGGAAGTCGCGCAGGCCGATGTATCCGTGGAACTGTTTAGACGTAGGTAGATTCATGCAGTGGATTGAAACCATGCGCCCCGCCATTGCCATGCGAAACTGCTCTTTGATGAGGAAGCGATAATGCTGCCAGAACTCATCAGATGTGCGGCTGTTCCCCATATCGCGGTCACTATTCGAGTAAGTATACAGCGTCTCAAATGGCGGCGAAAAAATAGAGTAGTGGATTGAATTGTCGGGAATCTCTCGCGCCAGTTCCACGCAATCGGCAAGGTGGATTTTGTAGCCTTCCCCTTCCGCGTAGTCGCGCACATAAGGGGATGCGGTCCTGCCGGTCCCGATTAAATTCATGCGAGTCAAATCCTGCGTATTCTCTGCCATTTCCTCTGCCATTTTCTCTGCCTCTCTGTCTTTCCGTTTCAGATTATCAATCACATTGCCCTCTGTGCTGGCCGCGACAATATGCACATGCACGTCGCGCTTCTGCCCGAATCTCCATGACCGCCGCACGGCCTGGTAGAACTGCTCCCATGAATCATTGACTCCGACAAACAACTGCCGCGCGCTGTTTTGGAGATTTAACCCGTAGCCGAACATTGAGGCTTTGGAAACCATATACTTCACTTCGCCCGATAACCAGCGATTGAGAAGTTCCACTTTGCGGTCAGGGTCCAACGAGCCGTAGATCGAAACGCAATCGCCGCCCAGTTGACGCGCTATTTCATCTTGCTCTGCGTTCAGGTTGCACCAGATAAGCCACTGCTCGTTAGGCTCTGCGTCAATTACACTAACGGCCATGTTGATGCGCTCATCAATGGATGCCCGACGCGCCCCGATGCGCTCCTGTAAAGTCTCAGCAGGCAGCGCGAATAAGAATCCATCGGTAGGTGTATCAACATCGACGGTATGGAAATGCTCATACTTCGCTGGCAGCGCGAACCCATCATCTTCGTAGCCAATATCGGACGGCTTCCGCATTGACACAGCCCATGAGCATACCCACTTCCAGAACTCTTTACGCGCATGGCCCTTGAGTCTCCATTTCTGCGTGTCACCGCCATCATGGACAAAGAACATGGACAGCATTTCAGTAGCGGTCATTACACCCAGGAACTCCGCATGGTTGCCTAGCTCCATGTAATCATTCGGCGCAGGCGTAGCGGTCGCGCAGAGTTTGTAAGGGGTCCAGGCAAACATCTCTATCAGCGTCGAGCGTGTTTTACCATCCATCGACTTGAGGATGCTGGATTCGTCACAGACCACGGCAGAGAACTTCGACGGGTCGAAGTTGTCAATGCGGTCGTAGTTTGTGACGTTGATACCATCCCCCACTTCCGATTGATGCTGGACAATCCGCGCATCATAGCCAAACTTCGGAGCCTCTTTCTCGACCGTCTGCTGTGCCACTGCTAGAGGTGCAAGTATCAAGACTGGCCCATTGGTATGAGCAGAAATATGCTTTGCCCACTCCAACTCAATGAGCGTTTTGCCCATGCCAGTTCCAAGAAACACGGCGGAGCGGCCCAATTTTAGCGCCCACTGTGTCACGTCGCGCTGAAAATAAAACATCGAAAGATGAAGCGCTGGTATTTCAGTCAAGCCACATACGACCGGAATTATCTGTTTGCGCTCCAGAAACCGCTCGTAAGAGAATTCTAGCGGGTCGATAAACTCGCTACCCATCGTGACGTGTGCTGGCATCTCAACTATTTCTCCGCGTATTGTTCTTAAGCTTATTCACTTTCCTCCAGGTAGGGTAACTCGACAAATTTCGCTACTTTGCCACCAAAAGATGGTAGATACACTAAAGCTGAGGTGTAGCACTGCATTGTACTTAAAAACGAAGATGAAGATGAAGATGAAGTGTTCAACCACCCTTCCTAGTTTAGTTGAAGGATGGTTGAACCACCCTTCAAATCACTAATACCCCGTAAACTATTGATTCTTCTTGTTTCTCCTGATTTTATCCCACCTTCAACGGATTTTTCCCGCCATATTTTTTGCTTCTCCCTCTCTTTTTCGAGTCGCGGATGAACCAAACGGTCAGCGTCGGTTGGGTGTTGGTTGAACCTCCCTTGAACCACCCTTAAAGTTTGGTTCGAAGCACCCTTCAAAAGTCGAGAAAGTCGCACGTCGTCTGCTGGGATACTCCCCTCGCGCCAACAAAAAGCAAGAGCTCGGATATAAGCTCCCTCTTCTTCAAGGGTCATCAAAGCAGTATTTTCATCGGCAAGATACTCTGCAGCATAAAACTGAAAAGCTGGCGGCTGGCTCATTTAACCCCTCTCAGAAAGGCTGGTGGGGAATTGCCGAGAACAACTCCCCACCACTTATCGGCCCAAGGAGCGACCCTGGGCACCCTAATGTCCAACCTGGGCAGGAGGACAAAAATAGACTACCACCCCAATTTCTCCCTTGCAAGCGAAAAAGCAGTAGAGTAGAGTGTTTTTATGAACACGGTTGGAATAGTGGCACTCTCAATCCTCGCGTCCCTTTTCATTTTCCTATTGATCGGCGGCGTGGTTACTTTGGTTTGGCTGGCGTGGAATCTAAAAATCCAGATGGGCGCCGCACAAAAAGAAATCGCCTCAGTCTACGCAGAGACTGGGAGAATTATGGGCACCTACCAAGCCGAAAGCAAAGCGGCCGTCGAGTCCGCGAAGGCTAGTTTCAGCGCAATCCGCAATGAAGTCCGCGGGCTCCTCGAAGAACACCGCAAGCAGATGCAGGACGGTATCGAGAAAATCAACGCCGAGGCTTTAACTTCGGTCGCCGCGCGGCTCACCCAGGTTTGCGTCCGGGTTGAAAAAGCAATCGCCGTCCTCCAACAGTTAATTATCAACGGGGAGCCAGCGCCGACCACTGAGTATGCGCCCGATGCGTATGCTCCCGAGGAAACAACTTTTGGTCCACCACCGACCGGGTATGGGCTGGGCACAACCGCGAAACTCGACGACGAAGCGGAGCGGGAGCAGAACCAAGAATTATTCACCCAATCCCCCGCAGAGGTTTAAACTATGGCGACTCTTCAAAGAGACGATCTGCGTGAATATAACCGCGTCAAAAAACAAGAGTCCAGGGCGCGGCGCAAGCCTCCGGGGACCGCAATTACTGTCCGGCGGCCACCTAAAGAAAAAAAACAAATTGCAAAACGCACAATGCCCAACCCTGCCGGCAGGGATCTCCACCGCTGGTTCAAGTATGAAGGCATGGGTATGACCGTCGATCAGATTGCCCAAGAAGAGGGCAGCAACGTCCTCACTGTCCAATCTTCGATCGACTACATGAAAGAATATAAATTCCGCAACCAAACCTCCATTCTTGAAGCGAAAGCGGTCTCAGTGTGCATGGACCAGATGGATGGCATGGGCGAAGTTTTGAAGCGCGGCATGAAAGCCGAGAAAGTGATCTACGTCAACAAGGAAACCGGCGAGGCGAAAACCGCACCAGATATTGCCATGCAGTTGAAGGCCGTGGACCGAGTGCAGAGTCTCATCGAAAAAGTCCAACCAAAAACCCCGCTTCTCCAATCAAACACCCAGGTCAACTTTGGGATAGGCGGCAACGGGTCCGGGTCTGGCATGAGTTTTGAAGCTGTGCTCCGTAAAAAGCGTGGCGAGAAAGGGCTGGCCAACGAGCAGGAAGTGGAAGCGATCGAGGCCGAGCTGACCCACGAGGAATCTGTGGCTAAAGAGTTTGAGGACTTCGGCGGGGACGACGAAGAAGGCGACGAAGAAAGTGGCGACGTGGAAGAGTAAATGAACAATAACGCATAGATGTACAACTGAAAAGGAGAAAACAATGGAAAATCAGATGAAGATTTGCTTTATCACATTTGAGCAGTACACCAAGATTTATAACAAATTCGTTCCGCAGGATCGTATAGTAGTTGGACTCACGACCCTTCACCTCATGTCTCACAAACACAACACGCTCTTCATTATCGGCAAGCAGGAAGATTTTATCGAAGAAGTGAAGGACTTAGTTCGCGCAGATTGGCTGGAGTAGCTATGGATCAATCTAAGCGGAAGTTCTTTGGCTATCTAGCGCGGAAAAATAACGATGAATCACTGACGGCGCTCCAAGCCTCAACTGAACATATAATCTGCAAAGATTGCGGGTGCGATGTGTATTTAGGTGGCCCCATTAGCGCGGATTGCAGTTCTTGTAGGGTAATCGTTTGGGGACTTCAAGGACACCTACAAAACGGCCAGGAAACTCAGGCCGATGGAACTTGGAAACGAACCGGAGGGGTACACGTTTAATTTGAGTCCAAAATTATAGAGTAACAAGGAGGCTTCTTGGATCAATCTAGGCGGAAGTTTTTTGGCATCGGCGCGGCGGCAGTTGCGGCAGCGGCTATCCCGACAGGCGCAGTTGCGGTAGATAAAACCGTTGACGAAGCAATTGGTCCGATCATACTTGAGCACGTCTGCGACGGAGGCAAGTCACATTACACGCCGAAAGAGGTTGCAGAGTTTGAATCGTACGGACCGCGCCAATGGGGATGTGGGACGCGGTTCCGTTGGTACTTTGGAGTGCCGCCGTATTGTCCGAAGTGCGGGCGCGCATACGAAATGACGCTTGCCGTACTAGAGAGTGGAGTCTACAAACGAGTGTCGTAGTCCAAGAATCTGATGAGAGTACCCCGTAAAAATCCCGACCTCAACGACGCCATCGAAGTCTTGCAGGAACATTACATCCACTGCGAACAAGATGATGCTCGCGCCTGGGCAGAACTCCCTCCCGACGCACTTTCGTTTATTGAATCAGAAGTAGAAAAATCTCTCGACTTGCGCTACTACCTTGAAAATTATCACTTCATCAAAACTGAGGAAGGTGTCGCAAAAACCTTATACCCATTCTGGGATCACCAGGAAATTGTCTACCAGGCGATGCAGGAAGAGTGGGCAGAGAAAGGATACTGCAAAATCATCGTCCTGAAACCGAGGCAGAGTGGAATCTCTGTGTGGACGGCGGCGGCCATGTTTCACCGCACCATCACAACACCCCACTGCTTCACGATGATCATCGCCCAAGATAATTCCACGTCCGAGTACATCTACCAGTTGAGCATCAACGCCTATTCAAATCTTCCGTGGTGGTTGAGGCCGGAGTATATGTATAAAACCAAAAGCGGCGGCATTGAGTTCCAGCGCAAAGACGAAAAAGAGCGTATGGTCGATCCCGGTCTTGGTTCGATGCTGCAAGTTTCTCCAGCGACAAAGACGGCGGGCGTGGCCATCGGCCGCACTATTCGCGCCTTGCACGGGTCGGAGGTTAGTCGCTGGCCTAACGACGAGGTTTACGAAGGCGACATCCGGCCTTCGATGAACGCGATCGACACCTTTCAGGTCTTCGAGTCCACTGGCTTAGGGCGCAATGGCTTGTTTTACGAACAATGGTGTTCAGCAGTAGACGGCGACAACGATATGCGCGCCGTCTGGATTCCAGTTTACAAAGTTAAAAAATACTACACCCCCACGGCTAACATGCCGGCGACGTTCGAGCTTGCCGACGACGAAAAGACATTCAATGAGCGCGTGAAAAAAGAAGAACATTTTGAAATTCCAGACACGTTTTGGAATTTCCGTCGTACCCGCATGCGCGCGGCGAAGCGCTCAGGAACTAAAGCCGGATTCTTAGAATCGTATCCGCTGACTCCGACCGAGGCTTTCCAATCCTCCGGCCTCTGCGCTTTCGACAGCGACTCTCTTGAATGGCAGTCGATGAATAAAATCTGCAAGCCCTTATTCGCAGGGGAAATCTCCCTGGTGAGCATGGAGCCGCCGCGCATCAACACTGCTGACATCATGCCAGTGGGCGACGACGAGATTCTACCGCGGCGCAAATCGGGTAGAGGTGGAAAGCGACTCCACGTTTGGGAGATGCCGGAAAAAGAATCGACATACTATGTTTCCGCTGACGTGGCGCTTGGAAATGGCGGCGATTATTCCGTCTGTAATGTGTATCGCGCCGGTATGGGCATGGAGCCAGACACCCAGGTTGCGACGTGGTGGGGTTGGATTCCACCAAAGAAATACGCGCACGTTGTAGCAGCTATCGGAATCTTTTATAACAACGCGGAAGTCGCCGTCGAGTACATGAAAGATGGAATCACAACAGGCAACGAGTTGCGCGACTTTGACTATCCGAATCTCTACCGGCCGCAATGGAAAGATAAAATTACCAATCAAGCCAGCAACTATCTTCACTTTGTGACCAACAGCAAGACTCGTGACGAGATCATTGGCTGCATGAACGAGGCGCTGCTTGACCACACGGTTATTCTCCGCGACGCCGACATGCTAGACGAGATGATAGACTTCGCAGCCATGGAGACCGGTGGACGTTCCGAGGGCCAGGGGAATAACGACGACGGTCCAATGACGGGCATGATAGGCCTCTACTGCCTCCGCGAAACCACGAAGCACTTGAAAACCACCGTATCTACTGAGCGCGTTCGGGAGACAGGCGAACTCCACGTCTACGGAGTGTACGACAATATAATGCGCCAGCGCGGCCAGTACAACACCCAGGCCGAGGCCGACAAGGTGATTTTAGGTAAGGCGGGTTGGCGAGTGCAGCCAATTCTGGTTTGCCAGGCGAACACCCTTTACAGCCCGATCTTCGACGCTATAGGCGCGGAGCATGATTTATACTCGCGTCACGGGCTGCGTTCGACGGAGATCACTCCAGATTTGGTTTGGGCTTATAAGACGGCGCTGAGTTCGGCTCGACCCGGGACAGAAGATTTTGGAGACGAATGGTAGACGAGATTTCCCGGCAACTGTTTTGTTGTATCAGTGATTGCCGCGCTCCTGCCTGGAAAAAGGTTGTGGTACGGGCGCAATCGAATGGGCAGGATTCACTTTTTCTGGAAAGATAAGTATGGCCGGTCGTGGGAGTTTTACAAACGCGGAGCGAGCAGCAAAACGTATTTGCAAAATTCAATTTATATTGGCGAAATCAAAAAAGTGAGATAGGAGACGAGATGGCTGACCGAGCTTTTATGTACTGTCCTCTGTGCCGCAACGCGGGGAACCCAACTGCCGAGTTGATGCGCGACAACGTGGACTACTTTTGCCTGATGGGTCACCGGATGCCTCACGCGCAGATGGGGAACCTTAACCCTGAAATGATCAAAACCGAAGTCCGCTTCAAGCCGGGACCGGGCGACGTCAAAGCTGAAATTTGGGTCAACGGCGAAGTCGCAATCCGAGCAAAAGAGGCGCTGGGCGAGCGGTTCCATCCCACCGTCGCATCCCTTATCCGCTCCTGCATGGCCGGCGAGCCCATTTTGATCGATGGGAAGCAGGCTGAAGAATTGCGAAAATTGGGCATAAAAAACGGGGCTGAGATGCTCGCGGCGGCCAAGCTGAATGTCGAGCTTTCCGGGCAAAATGAGTCCTATGTCAAGCAAATCAACGAGTGGGAAGAGCGGATTCGGGGAGCTTTGTCCCCGGCGTAATCCAGTCTCTGCTGAAATATCTCACCGCAACCCTGCGTAAAAACCGCTGGATTCGGGTACACTTGCAGCCGTGGCCGAGCTCTCCGAAACTCCGGGAAAAAAACTAGAACAGGAAGTCCTCGCCTGGTCGGATGCGGTTTACGACGAGGCTGAGCGTGATCTGGCTGACTCCCGCGAGATTCGGCTGACCTCCCGGCTCATCGACTACATCTCTGGCCAGCAGTGGAACGCCAAGTCCCGGTACGGCCGCAGCCGCCCAACGGTAAACCGAATTTTCCGGCAATTCGTCGAAATGGCCGGGCTCCTCACTGACATCGAACCTGATTTCCAGGTCAAATTCCACAACGAGGACGAGGAGTTTCAAAAACTCCAAGAGCTGCTTAACGAGATGATCGTCATGTGGGCGCGAGTAAACGACTTCGAAATGGAGCTCACCCAGTCGGTGATGTGGGCGCTGCTCCATACGGGCTACGCCAAAGTCCAGTGGAACCCCTTCATGAACAACGGCATGGGCGACTGCGAGTTCATGCCCCTCGGGCCGCTCAATGTCATGACCATTGGCGCCGGCAGTCGGATACAGGACGACGAGTGTGTCATCGCGCGCTGGCCGGTCACAGTCGAAACCCTGAAGCGCTGCTACGGGGAGGTGGCCGACGGTGTGAATCCAGACCTCGAAACCTCCGGACCCACAGGCGAAATGTCCAGACCTGGGAAGATGTCACAGGCCTCTTGGGTGCGGCTGAACCCATCCCTCAAAAAACTGCTAGGCAAAAAGCAGGCCGACGCCAAGCGTTCGCGGTATCCAAAGGCCATGCTCAAGCAATTTTGGTTTCGCGACGATAGCGTCAACGAAGGCAGCGTAACGAAGTGGGTTGGGGACTCGCGCTACAACTGGGCCTACCGGGCAGAGCCTGGGATGCCGTGGTATCCGCGCGGCCGGTTCCTGATTGTGGCCGGCGGCAAAGTGCTGCAAGACGGTCCAAACCCCTACTGGCACGCTATGTTCCCTTTCGCTAAACTCCGGCTGATTCGGGTTCCATGGGGAACGAACGGCGCCAGCCCACTCGAACCCATCGCTATGATGAGCGACATCGTGAACCGGATCAATGGTGGAATTATGGACATGATTCGGGCTGCGATCGAGCCGCGGATCGTGGCGCCGAAGGCGGCGTTTGCCCAATCGGTATGGGACTCGATGGATCCCGGTGCGCCTGGCGGGAAAATGCAGTACAACAACAACACCCCGCGCCCACCTGAATTTCCCAAGCCTCCGGAACTGCCAGCTTACGTTTTGCAGATGAAGCAGGATGTTGAGAAAGAGCAGGACATGACTTCCGGGGCCAGCGCCATCCAGCAGTCTTTGCAGAAAAAACAGGTGCCGGGCGGCGACTCCCTCGAAATGATTATGAACTCGCGGTCTATCCCCATCCGCTTTATGGGCAGAGGGTTGACTAGCTTCTGCACCGACATCGGCACCATGGTCGCGGCCAACAAAATGCAGTTCGAAACCTCAAAGAGCCGAATCGCGAAGTTCGGAGTGAAGGGACTCACCGACCAAGACTTCGAACCGTTCTATGGGCAATGGCTGGAAAAGGGCATGGAACCAGAGAAGTTCGTAAAGCAGATGGTGTTCTCTATCCGCAAAGGAAGCATGCTGGCCATCGAGAAGCAGGACGAGGTGCAGGTCGCCTTCGCTATGGTCAAACTGGGCGTGCTCTCGCGCAAGGCTCTTTATCGCAAACTTGGAATTCCGCAGGCGGACCAGGACAGGATTGAAAAGGAACTCCTCGAAGAAGCGAAGCAGAAGATTGCGCTGGCGGGCGCGGCGGGCGCTCTCACGCACCATGGGAAGAAATGAATCGGTCCAGATCTGTATCTAATATCCGAAAAACCCTTGCATTAACGCGGGCACAGCGCAATTTCTTGTTTTTTATGTAACTGTGGACGGTGCGGACTCCAAGCCCTAATTTGTCCGCAACCTGCCTGGGGGTTAAATACGTCGCCATAGGCACAAATATACACAACTATTCACAATAATGCACAAGTATTGATTTTTTTTGCAAAACGCCTACGCAAACAGTAGCCAGTTTTGAATTTGTAGTTGATATTCATTTCGAGGCTAGATGATAAATCCAGCCTGACCGTGGTGAAGGCCACGTTAAAAAACCGCTCCAAAGAAGG